AGGCGCTGCATTGTTAAGGCGGCTCAAATTAACCGATATTGGGGAATGGTCAAGGATTTCAACCCCCCAATATCTTTCATATGGTTCTTCACTCGAAAATGAAAGCTCAACCGTCCGATTCTCTTCGCTTACTGCGCGAATTTCAAAGTTACGGTAAAGAGTTTCAATCTGTCGCGTTGTTGTTTTGGTTTTGTGCATCGATCGCCTCCTGTTTTAAATTGAAATCTGTTTTGATTCCGAGTTTTTCACGCATCGCCGCCTCTTGAGAGAGTTGTAAATACACGTCCTCAATGTCTAATCCCTGCTCACTTGCAACCATTTGAGCGGTTTTTAGTCCTGCGTTGATCGCCAAAATTGAGGCTTGCATATCTTTTAACGGATCAACCCATGCCCAGCCGCGCGGTTGCCATGTACCCGCGTTGAATTTGTCGAATTTTTCAATAGGCAAAGGGATATTTTTTGTGAGTAGTGCGAATTCAAGCCATTTTTCGTATACTCTTTCGCATAATGTCTCAATCATCCATGCCTGAATATCGCGCCATGTGTCGCGCTCATCGAGTACGCCCGCACGTATTGAAGAGTACGAAACCCCCTCTAAATCGCCTGATAAGTAGTTATAGGAAACTCCTAAACCTGATGCAACGCCCCGAAGAGTTGATTTAACAAATTCAGCGAATGCTGTTGTCGGGTGAGATGGGTCAAATGTTTTAAAATCCCATCCCTCCGGAAGAACTTCAAACGCCCCCGGCTCTGCGTCCTGAATAGGAGTACCGTTGTCGTCATCGTCACCGTGATAGCTCTCTCCAGCCGGGGATGTATAAAATCCCATTTTAGCGGCAGCGACACGAGCAGCGGTTAATTCCGCCTCTTCGTACCCTTCGAGCATTTTCAACCGTGTCATCGCGGTACGTAGCCACGTAACTCCACGCCCTTGGCTTGATCTTGATGGAATAAAGGCGTGGATTATTTCCTCAGCAGGGATACGCTCTACCTTATTCCCTAAAGTAGTTGATTGAAGAGATGACGGGTGATACTTAAAAACGTGATACGCGATAGGTCGTCCGTTGTCGTCGTATTCAATACCCATAGATATTTGGCGAGATATGTCATTTAAACGCTCATCGAGCATATCAGATTCGATTAATTGAAGCTGTAACCCTTTTTTTCGATCAAATAACAATCTCACCAATACTTCTCCATCGGTTGCGCTCGATTCTATGAATAGGTTTTGAATATCGCGCCACGAATGACGACCTGTCACGTCACAATTACCTTTTTTCCCCCACTTATAAAAAGAATCCTCAATCATAGAATTAGCCATCGTGTCGAGCGAACCTTTTGGGTCTTTGCTTCGCACTTGTAGGGCAATACCATTTGAACCTACGACGTTTTTACGAACCATCTCTATGTATTTTTTTACATAGTCATTATTACGTGAGAGTTCACGAGCGCGAGAGCGTAATACGGTGATAGAAGATTGTATTTCGCGGTCAGCGGTTTGGCTAAATGCTTGCCATGATGAGAACAATCGCCCGATGTTTGCCCCCGAATAGTTGCGCTTTGCGGTCTTTTGTTCGGTTGGTTTGTAGCCGAAACGTGCCATTAAGCCTTCAAACATTAGAATCTCACCAGAATTTTATTTTTTGATCCTAATCCTGCTCTAATCCGGTCTGATGCTTCCTCATTTGCTATCTCTCGCTTGTAGGTAGATCGTAGTTTCATAAGTTGCTCAGGCGAAAAATACTTTATAGATCGCCCGTTAATGGTCATTTCCGATTGTGATTGCGTTGCAGTCCCTTCAATAGTAGCTTCGATAGCGTCAAGGACTTTGCGAGCGTGGGATTTGTACGATAAGTCGGTAATCTTGACGCGACCTTGCAGGAGAGTTGTTTTTGCTGATGTGGATTTGTTTATAATGACTGCACGATAGTTATACTCGCCCGTTGTAATGCCAGTGAGTACCGATGATAGAGTGAAATTTATTCCATCATCCGAAAATGTAAGGGTTAATGCCCCGATCTCATATTTGAGAGTGTAGTCAGCAGGGGAATAACCATTAAGGTTAATTTGCTTCGTGACAGTATCGCCGATAAAGAGAGAATCAAGTGTTAAGTTATCCATTGATACAATTTTTGCATTTTGGCAAGCGTAAAATTGGAAAAGATTAAATTTTTATCTAATCACCAGCTTTTAGCCCAACTTCCTCGCGCTTTTTGCGGACGATTTGGCTTTATAAACTGTTTTTTCTCTTCTTGTATTTGGGGCTGTTGATCTTCTTTTGGTTGTAATTTTTTAGATACGTTAGTCTGCAATGCCGCCCAATTTGGATTTAGTATTGCAAGTGCCGCCAAAGCATAAACATTCAAGTCTAAAGCCTCATTACGTGGCCGCGTCTTCGTCCATACTCTAGCCGGAAAGCCTCTTACAAACTTTGTAGTTATTTTTTCGGCCGTTAACTGCTTAAAATATTCCTCGTCGTTTATTTTTATATTGAAGTGCATATACCCAGCCCCGAATTCTTCGATCTTAAGCCGCGCGAAGATAAGCTCTTTGGCGGTATCTGTTCCAACCGCAAAGAGTTTTACATTGCCCTTGTTTGATCTCGTTCCACGATTAACGAGTGGCGCACCTGCTGAACTTGAACCCTTTATGGCATACACTCGGCGCGATTCTTTGTGCTTAACGAACTTATAAACTGCATCAGTGAAGTGCCCACCGGAGTCAATACAAGCCGAAGCGATACGCATAGGGTAACTATCTTCATTTTGGTATTGTTGTAGTAGTGCGGTGTCTAAATCCTGCCACACGTTCGGCTTCGATGGGTCTCCGTAGATGATTTTATAATCAACGCTCCATGACTCTTCGCCCGCTCCGAATCCCTTAACCTCGACCTCGATTCGGTCGTCCTGTACGTCGCACCCTGCAACCAATACAAGCGCACCGCTTGGCACATCGATATACTCCTCTCTTCGCTTCATTAGCTCATTGTCATCGAGTTGTATCCCTTCCTCTTCCCATGTCTCACCAAGTGAAGTATTCACGAAGGTTTTTAATGTCTCTTTTGACTTTTTAGCCTCTATAAAGTTTGTGACCATATCCGATAATGAAACCCACGGGCTATAAATCTCGTTAAGATGAAACCCTGCGATACCTTTTGTCTCTTTTTCAGCTATCCAACGCCCTTTTTTGACGGCTCCCCATCGTTTTACGTCGCTCCAAAGTGAACCACAATTCTCACACGAATAACATGCCGAGTGCATATCGTCTTTTTCCCATACAACATTCGACCATTTCAAAGTCTGCTCGTGCGCACATTCCGGACAATGAACATAGAAGCGTCTCATGTCACTCTCTTCATAAGCCATTTCTATCCGTGACACCCCTTTGATCGTGGGGGTTGAGGTCAGCATACGCTTTTTATTCCAGAACGTGGTGGTACGTTTGAACGCAAGTGATACGGGGTCACCTTCAGCCCCAGCCGATGCGGGGTAACGGTCTATCTCATCGCATAGTACAACACGAACGGGGCGAGAGGCAAGTGAGGCGGGAGAGTTCGCCCCAGCGATCGTAAGGTGACCCCCGCTAAACGTCTTATGCAATATTGTATTACCGCTATCACGCGATCGAGCGTCTGCTATTTTGTCTTTGAGTGCCGGCGTATCACGAAGCATTGGAGAGATACGGTCTTTACTCCATGTCTGCCCCATCTCTAGAGTCGGTTGCAACCCTAAGATAGGCGAAGGGTCTTGATCGATGAAGTACCCGATAATATTATTAAGTGCCTCTGTCTTACCAACCTGCGCCGAACTCATCCAGACGACGGTATGTATTGCTGGATCGCTGAATGCATCCATGATACCGCGTTGGTACTCCGCCCGTGCGGTGCTCCATTTTCCCGACTCGCTTGATGACTCGCTAGATAGGTATCGATAATAATCAGCCCATTGCGATACAGTGAGCTTCTTCGGAGGGGCTATAACTTTACAGTTAAAAGTCTTCATTCTAACCTTGCCAACTCTTCAAGTGCATCATAACAAGCGTTCTCAATAATGGATTTCGCCTCCGCTACAGTCTCACACGTAATAACAGACGGCGCGATAGATGATGGCATTGATAGAATACGAGAGCGAAACGCGGTTAAAACTTTTTCATTTTCCTTTAGTGCATCCTCAACTCTGATCAATTTACCCTCTGCCTCTTCAACTTCCATCTCCATGAGTTTTGCTTTGGCTATGTCTTGACGACGGCGTGCCTCCATATAATCCATATCATCAAAGCTATCACCAGATGATCGCTCAGGGATAGGCTGCTTGATCTCTAATAATCCCTTGACCGCTAACCATTCGACACATTTAAGGACGGGGAAGTGTTTTTGCTTCGCCTCTCCGATGTTCGTGAATGGCATACCGTCCGCGGCATATCTTCCAATCGATCGCTCCGCCACTCCGAGCATAACACAGAGTGCCGACGCTGGAACATAAATATCATCATCAAGATAGCAATTTGTCAACTTTTTCATTTTGTTACCTTCGGTAAGTTATTTTTTTATTTAGACATTGACACCTTAAAAAATTCTGTGACTAAAAAAAATGCGGGCGTCGCATTACCCTTGTTTGGTATTTCGCCCACAGTACCTTAAAGTGCCCCCCCTTGCTTGGTATTCTGCCCATCACTTCGCCGTACTCATAGCAAAATCAAAATTTTTAGTATATCTGTCTTTAAAGTTAGTTTGTATGTTCATATCCGCCATACCATAGAAGTCAAACCGCTTTTTATAGTTTGGAGTTCTAACAAATAAAATCACTGGCTTTATATTTCTTCCGCTATGTCCGGTCTTTGCCCATATACCAGCCGCAAACTTTCCTCCATTGGACATAAAATACACAACACCATTGATTACTTTAGCTTTATTTTTTCTGTCATACTTTGTTTTTTTGATCTTCGCATATCGTGCCATCTTGTCGCGTGTTTCTTGCTTCATATTACCATCAAAACCAGCTTTGCGATACGCTCCAAAATATGAGATAAGCATAGCGGAGAAACTCCCCTTTACATTTCCATATTGGTCAAGCTTTGCTCCTGCTGCTGGAACTGCTATCATGTTACTCCCCATGAATCCGCTACCTATCATCGCTTTCTCAAACCTTTTCAGTGGTCTGTCTCCACCTGTGACATGATGAAGCAACACAGCTTCAGGTGTTTGCCCCTTACCCATATCCCACGGGCTTACTTCTATCATACCTGCTAAATTGGTTTTGGTTGATTTCTTTACCGTGAATGCATTTTTTAAATAATTCATGTTCGGTTTATCAAATATGGTCTCGAATGATTTAATATAATCGTCTTTGATTGAGTATAAGGAGTCGTTTATAGTCTTGGATAATGCGAATGTCGCTTGCTTGGATGATACCTTCATAAACTCTGATACGTCATAGACATTGCTGTTAATCGTTATCACTCAAACATTCCTTTATATTCTTTGTCTTTTAATTCTAATTCGCTTGATGTAAAGAGACCAATATTGAAATGCTGTGATATTGTTTTACTAGACCTTTCAAATTGACAAGCAACGTACTGAATAGCATCTAACTCGTTCATTTTTAAATTATGAATAGCGTGATGAAATGCTTTTGCTTGCTCATAATATTCAAATTCTTTCTTAGGAAAATAAACCCTATGACCTCCATATTCTTTTATAATTTTTAAAACAATATCATTCCCGACAATATCGGCTATTCTAAATACAGGGACATCTACTACCATGCAATCCATCCTTAGAATTCTTTGCTACATTATCCCTATTCCCCTGCTGTGTTTTTGGAAAGGATAGGTTATTCATTCCTTCTCCCCAAATATTCCCTGCATTAACATCAACTGCTCTCGAATTGACATGATCCGCTCCATATCTTTTGGCGGTATCGATTTTGCTATTGATCGCTTCAGCGGTGATAACTCGTTTTTAGCATTTATCACTCTCTCGCAATATGCCGATACAATCTCGTCTAGTTCGTTGAGTAGTTGTGATACTCTCAGTGTGATTTGTTTTTTAATCATCTCTTACCCTTATTTTTAAATTTATCTATGTTTATTTTTTGTAATCTCAGTAAAGTTTCCCACACAACGGCACTAATCATTTTCTCAATGTCCCTATATTTTAATTTTAAGGCTAACTTTCTAAGGTGATTAGTATGTCTCATGATTTTTTCATACTCTTCAAATGTTTGTGCATCTTGTAAAAATCGTATGTTTCTACTGGCAAGTTGTCTCAATGATGTTTTAATATCCATCTCTTACCCTTATTTAATAATCGTCTCATAAATGCCCCTTAAAGCGTTTTAAGTGCATAACATAAGATTGATACGGTTTTGGTATAGTTCGTGCCGTGTGGTGGCTGTGTGTGATTGTGGTGCGGTTAAAATCTTCGTACTGTGAGTGCAGTTGCAAGATTTGCGATTAAGTTGTTCGATTGCTTCGGTGCTTCAAGTTGCGGATAAGTTACGCGTTCGACAAATAGCTTCTCCAGTTTCTCACTCAATATATCCCGACCTGATACACTTCTTTGAAGATTGACACATCGAAGCGGTGATCCGATTATCGAGAGTGCTTTCTGCTCTTTATCTGTGAAATACAGCTCGCCTGTAGACAGTTTGAATCCATCCCAGGTGTGCTTGACCGCTTGATTATTCATAACCATCGTGTCGATCTCCTTAACCTTGGAGGCTAACCGTTCCGCAGCCGTACCCATCTTCTCAATCTTGGTGCGGTTGATCTCTTCGATCTCTTGTCTCTTGTACCGCTTGGTCAATTCTAAAAACTTCTGATAAGCTGTGAGGTACTGAACGTCTGATAAGTTGAAGTAGGCTTTTAGATATCTGACGTATTCAGCGTGGTTGCTTATTTCTCCTATGTCGTTCTCCATGTCGATCATCGCCAGAGTTGATTTGATATTCAGCCCAAATAGTTCGATTATGTATTCGATTAGGTCTTTCATTTCAGAACCACAATCATGCTATCGTGCATACCGCATTTTGTGGTTACTTTTTCTCCGAAAGTATTTATACCCTCAAACTTCACACGACCTTTTAAAAATCGGATCTCTTTTTGATTAGGTAAAATATGCTCATGGAATAATTTTGTTGAGGTAGATACTGGTAAAAGTAGCACACAAACTTTTCCTTTTTTACTCTCGTTAATCGCTTTAATCACGAAAGCCTCTTTTAGTTTTTGAGAGTACGGAGGGTTTATAAAGTTACTGTTTCCCCAATCTTTTAATAGCCCATCATTTTCATGCGTAATTTCTCCAAGTTGAAGAGGGCACGGATCGAAGTCGAAATTAAACTCTGCATTTAATTCATCATACAAATATTTCGGAGTTGCCCATGAGTCACTATGATTTAGGTTTCTATCTTTCACGCTATCTCCCCGTCAATGAAATTATTATTTTGTTGGTGCTGTTGTTTCATGTCTTGCACCCGTTGGTATGTTTCCATTGAGGTATCAAGTTTGCTTTGCTTTGGTTGGTATCCATTTTGGCTTCCACCGCGCTTATCTTTAGACCAGTTAGCTAATGCCGCTTTCCAGTCTTTCATTTTGGTACGTCCTACCATCCAACCGTTCGATTCGTAATAATTCATAAATCTTTCTGCATCAGTTAAGTAATTCATTTCTGATATACGTGTTTGAACTTCTT